GACTGCATGCATTTAGACGTCGCTCTATTTTGCGAGTGTGATTCCGAATGATTATTAACTCACTAACGATTCTCATAGTTGCAGGAATTGGTTTAGGCATGTATTTATCTTTTCGATTGGGTTATGAAATCGGTTACGATCGAGGAATGACTCAGGGTCGCGTAGCGATTCGCCGATACTATGAGCAGGTGCAAAAATGAAGGCATCGGAAGTCTTACTAAGCGCAACCGATATCATCGGACAACGTGGAGCCGTCTACGGATCTCCAAGAATCAATCACCAACGCATTTCGGCACGTCTAACGCAACTGCTAGAAATGCCTATAACCGATTGGCAAGCCTGCCTAATGATGGTTGAAGTCAAGTTAAGCCGAATTCAGGAAACACCGAATCATGTGGATAGTTTTATAGATTCTTGTGCGTACTTGGCTCTTGCTTGTGAACTTCGAACAGAACAGGATGAACTATATGTCTAAAGATGAAGCATGGGAAGAATGTTTACACGCTTTAAGAATGGTTCACCAAGACCGATGCGTGAAATTTGATTGCGGTTGCGAAAAAATCATTAAAGAGATAAAAGAGGCTTTATATGTCTAACATAAAAGAGATTCTGCAAATTACAGACCGAAACAGAGCGGTTATATTTAAGTGCCAGATTCAGGCTACTGCGCCTTATGACGTCGCTTATTATCAAGGCAAGATGGATGCGCTAGATCACATTTATGCACTACTAACAGAGGGAGATAAAAATGTTTAATCTTGAAGATTATGAGACGGTGGCAATGCTTAACCGTTGGTTCGTAGAAAACTATCCTATGGGAAGGACTAACATTGAAATCGTTTATCATGACCCTAAAGAGGGGTTTATCACTTGCAGGGCTGAAGTTTACAGGGATATTAATGACGTTCACCCTGCGACTACTAATATCGCTCATGGATCTAGGGATTTATATAACTCAAACATGCTGATTCTTTTCCGTAGAGTCTTGCTAAACATACATATTGTTCTTTTGAATTAATCATAGATCTAGCGAATTCTTTTGCTGATTGTTTAGGATCTATTGTCGCAGGTACAGCACTTGCCATTGGCAAGAATAGAGATATCCCGATAACGATGGCTACCGCGCGAACTAACCGCTTCACGGTTCGCGCTGAGCAGTTCGGCTGCTCTAGCCCTGTAAGTGTACCGCCTTTGTAAAGTAACAGCGTGGATTTTGGGCGTGTCTCGGCGTGTCTAACCGCCTGTGCTGTAGAAGCCTTTTGCTTTAAAGATTGTTGGTGTTGCTTGGTAAACTTTTCGCATACTGTTTTGGCATACTGGGCATTCAAGTTCATGAGGTTCATCGATCTTAAACTCCTTATCGAATCGGACATTAGCATCGCATCCATCGCATTCGAACTCATATATCGGCATTTTAACTCACCCCTTACAGGTTCGACAGGTCATACCCTCGAACATCCAGTCGCCGCACTTGTTGCAGCGTATAGGGTCTAATTCTCTCACATTAGGTGGCATATTGGTGTAACCAGCCTTAACTAATAGATTAACCAGATCCTCGAAACGGATGACGGCGGCATACTCACGCGCATCTTCTCCTTGTCCGTTTAATCGCAGAACGGCAAATCCAATTTCCCCCGAAATTGACGTGCGAGCTTTTATCTGCGCGAGAACCTGTTTTGGCTGGAAGCCTGTGCGAGCCTTCACCTCTATATTAAGATTAGGCACCCCATAGATATCCTTGCCTTTTCCGCGACCGACGGATGCGAATTCCCACCATTGCTGGAGATACTGAGCAACGATTCGCTCTGTCGCGAAACCTCTATATTTTCTTGATTGACTAGCCATGTGTATTGGTTACTGCATGGCATTTAAGACATTGCAGAAACACATCATCGCATCCTAGTTTGGTTGTAATTGCTATTGGCTCATTACATAAGTCGCAATAAATCACAATATCTTGTAATTCGCCTTCTGCATTAATCGTTTTAGCTGTTCCGTCTTCTAAGAACATCATAATTTCACCCATCATCGACCCTTTTGTGGCACCCATGTGCCGCTAGGCGATAGCTCCAGCCAGATTCGCTCTGGTTCGCATGGCTTTTCTTGCCCTACTTGGTAATTAGATGCCTTGTATAAGCAATCCCATGCAGCCCATTGTTTACCAGCTTTAGAAGTTCCAGTACGCAAAACTCTAGGCTTGCCGTGTGAGCAATTAGGGATATCTTTATTTGTTTCGCCACCGATGATGTCTTTAACCAACTCAACAGCTTCGGCAGATGTTTTAGGAGCTTCAACTGTCTTAGTAGTCCATAAATCATCGCTTACATCTGGAACTGTAATCTTCTCAGCCAAACGCTTATCAAATGATTTATTTGTATCTACCTTTTCCATATCGTCTCTTGTGGCTGTTTGCCCACCTTTAAGGAGCGTAATTGCTCTGCCAAGACAGCTCGAAGCAATATCTTCTGCGTAAAAGCGACGCATGTTTGAGTTATAAAGATCCCTAAATCCATGAGCGATATTAGTAACCGCAGGATAAGGGTCATTAGCATCGCGCCAAATTTCAGCCTTGCAAGTAATATAACCCTTCTCCACATCGTGATAAGTGATTTCAATGTTTTGCCTTCCCATCGGATAGTTATCTTGGAACCATTTATTTAACATGGCTACTGTCTCATAATCGGCTAAATTAAACATAAAGTTCGCTCTCCTCTGTATGTAGCATTCCGCTTATTGCTGCGTAACCAAGCATGTCGATGTAATTATCAACTTTTGAACCTTCCATGCTTCTTGCGAGTTTGACCAGCACCATACAAGCTGCAACTTGATAGTCTTCGATTGGCACTTCAAGATAGGCAGACCAGAGTCGAGCTGTTCTTGCCATATTGTCCGATGGGTGTCCGTAGTCCATTCCTCGATCTTCAATCGTGGCTCTGGCTTCAACGAGTAAGTCTTTTGCATTCATCGACCCACCTGCTCGTAATAGGCACGAATTGCCTTACGCCCTTCTACATAACCTTCGGCGTAACCTGATTCTTGCCCCCATTTAAATGAGAAATACAATGCAACACCGATTCCTGCAACGATTAAAATCGTTAATGAATTGATAACCATTTTTGCTCCCTATCCACCGATATCTTCGGTTTCATGGATTAAGCATGGCATACAGGTAACCCTAGAGCTACCTATTTTGATAACGAAACGGTAACAATTCTGTATCATCCATCGAATCGTCTATTGTGCGATATATGGGCGAAATGTCCGTTATGAGCGTATCCATGCTTAGCCGTAAGTTTTTCCATAGACGGTGAATGAACCATCTTTGTTAATTGGCATAAGCATTGGAGTTAGATTCTTTCCATAAGTTTCAAGGATAGCTACGGACATCTGCCAATTAGCAGCTCCAGCCTTTAGATAAGATGCCTTCTTCTTATCCATGACGTTTCCAGCTTCCACGCCCCATAAAGTCCTGTATGACCCGCCTATGCCCTCAGAATAGGCACTAATGCCTGCTCTATGGGTATGTCCGCAGACTACTGATTTGCCAAACTTCTTAGCCAAGCCAAGAGCTGTTAAACCAGCGTTAGAGTTCATCGATCCTTCATCGCCATGAACTAACACCCAGTTAGGATGGAACTCAAATGGCTTCTTATGGAAACGAATGCCAAGAGACTTAAAGTCCATGAATGCTGGATATTCAAGCTCTGGAAGTCCGATTAGGCTTGGCGCTCCTCGTAAGAGTGTGTGGTAGAGCCGATCTGTGTGATTACTGCGAGTAATGTCCGTTGTGCGTAAATCCCAAAGAATGTTTTGCGCAAGACTTCTATCAGCATCTAGGGTTGCTTCCCATTCTAGACCTGTGCCTTTCGCCCATTTGCTTGTGACTGCATATCGAGTTCATCGCCTGTATTTAATACAAGATCGAACTTCTCTCGATTAACTAGCTTAATTAAATTCTTTACTGCTGCTTCGTGATGGTAGGGAATCTGTAAATCTGAAATAACGAGTATTCTAGATTTTGATTTCGTCATCAATCCTCTTCATCGTCTTCGTACCAGTCTGGCTCTGGTATCGATGGGTTTATAGTGTTAGGGAGAATCCAATCTGGATAAGCTGATTTCTCCACAATTATGGCTAGAGCGATATCGGTAGTAAATCCTGCCTTTTTGAGTCCTTTGTAAAACTCATGTAGCCCGATGCAGTAACTCTCTAACTTAGAATAACCCTGATCTTCTAGAGCCTTCGTCGCTTTTCTAGCCATGTGATTATTATGACCTTTCCATCAACAAATCGTAGATTTTATCTACGCGTGTCTCCAAACGATTTACTTGGTCTTTAATACTACTTCCGCCATTAGGGCGTAACTCATTCAGATAATGCTTCACTAAGAAATGAACTATGGAAACAATTCCACCCAGAGCCGTCGCGGCTATCGTTATTGCAATGCCAATATCTTGCAGACTCATAATTTAGTGCCGCGCCCATATTCCTTCTCATTCTTGTCTGCCCACTTAGCTAGTGGAGCTGCAAGAGCGCCGATTAATACTGCGTACTCTGGCTTCATGTCTGTAAGCAATGCGATGCCCATAGTGATGGCAGATGCCAAGACTGCTCGAAGATATGACTTAATAGCTGCAATGTTTTTCTCGCTTAGGTACTTCTTCATTCTGTTCCGCCTAACATGGGTATATTAAAGAACGAACCATCGTCTTTACCTTTTGCAGTAAATGAGATATGCCCGTGATGGGTGTGTTTGTTTGCTCCCTTGTAATTGCGCCATTTCCAGTTAAGGATGGATGAGCAAATCTTGCCTTCGAATATAAGGTACTTAATTCTTTTATCTCCGCGCTTGGCACATAAACGAATCTGATCCATAAGATCGGGCATGATGTCTGGCTTCGGCTTTCCCGATAAGTCTCTGTCCACGTCAATAGCGAATACTGTGCCATCGCTAGTTGGTATGTGATCAGACTTACCTTTGCGCATGTGTCTAAGATCCGCGACCCATCCATCGGAATCGCGTAATCTACTTGGATAACAGTCATCGATTTGAAGTCTTAACTGTTGCCCAGCTTTGCATAACTTAGGCTTCATTATCCGAGAATAGTTTTTAGTTCATCTTCGGTTAAACCGAGTCGAGCCAATAGTGCAGCCTTGTCTGCTTCGGCTTTTGCTCTTGCAACAGTTGCGGCTGCTTCGATTGCTAAGTTTTCCTCATACTTAGCAAACTCCTCGTCATTCATTTGGCGGTCAATTATTTCATCGGTTTCAACATTGTGAATTCTGA